TATATTGCTTGGGTACCGTATTAAAGTGCTTTTTGTTTATACCTACACTATTAATATTTTTACCATTTGTCATATGAGGGTTAGTAATAGGGTCACCCTGATAGTATTCAAAAAATGTTTTAAAGTTCTCTGTATAAATTCTATCGTAAGACGAAGAGATTAAATCTATTAGGTCACCTATAACTTCAGTATTACGTAGTACCTTAAATGCTAAATTTTCGACACTAAATTCACCTTCACGTGCCAAACCTCGCTTGCGCATTTTAGATATCTTCTCTTTTAAGTGCTTAGCTCTTTCGTGTAATTTTTTAGCTTCTTTTCCTCTCGCTTCTAATACTTTTTCTTTGAGTATCTCAACATCTGTTTCAATTGCTTTAGCCTTTTTAAATACGTCTTTACTATCTACAGATGGTGGATCATATGAAGGCTTGGTAATCCATTTATCGTCTTTTAGAGAATAAAGACCTGATGCAACATGAGGTTCATCCTTATCTTGCATATACATTTCAACATCATGCCCTCTAAGATTTACATTATGCCTGAGATTCCATACAAATCTATCCCCATCTAGAGCTTTCTTAACTAACTCTTCATCTTCATTAATATCTTTAAAGTCAATTAATACATGTACGTCGAGATCTGAATATTCATTATAGTTGTAATTACTATTGCTACCAGTAAGAGTAATATCATCTATCTCGACTCCTTCTATATCTAAGTTATGAATAAAATCATCAGTTATTGACAACAGCTTTTGCCTTATATCTGGGTCAAATTTATTGTCCTCAGACCAAAACTTCTGATTTAGAGTGTCGTTGTAGAACCTCACACTTATATTTATTAAAAAAGCCCGAAGAGGGGTACTCAACGGGCTTTTTAATTACAGTTTAATTTTTGAGCAATTAAGCACCTGGAATAGATCCAAGCTTGGTATTACCTACTTTGTTATTCTTGCCGTAGTTAATTTCTTTAGAAAGAGTCGAACCGGCATCAACACCGTACCCGCCTCCATCTTTCATAACAGGGCCACCAGCTGCGTGAAGCTTACCTACTTTGTTTTTCTTACCGTAGTTAATCTCCTTTTTAAGAGTAGATCCAGCATCAACACCGTAACCTCCACCGTCTTTCATTACTGCCTCTTCATCCTCTTCATAATCTCTAACTTCGCTCTTACGACCGGTCTTTTTATTATACCTACGAGGATGATCTCCTTTGTTACCGCCATATGTTTTCTGTCTAGCCGTTTCAGCATCCTCTTCAAAATCTGTATCGGTTACCTCTTCGACGTCAACATCAACATCAACTTCAACTTCTTGTTGTGCTAACGCTGTTTGTAAGATATCACAAAGGGATTGTGCTAATTCACCAGGAATGGAAACTGTGATTTCTTCTGGTACTTCATCGACTACTTCGTCTGTCTCGATTCCCAGAGCTTCAAGTTCTGTGACGTCTTCAACCTCGTCGAACTCTTCGTTAACCATTACCTTATTATAAAGTTTATCAAATACTGAAGTCTTGCTCATAAAATTATTTAGGCCATCGCGTGCAATTTTCTCGTGTTCTGCCAAAATTTCTTCATCTTCTTCGGATCCATTATCCTTGAGCTCTGGGAACTTGTTATACACGCATCTTTTAATACCGTCAGGGTCCGGAGCATTATATGCAAGACGCAGAGCAGATCTCGCTCTATCGATAGTATCGCAAGGGTATGTTCCGGGGGCAGCGCCGCCAGCAGGCCCACAAAAATCATCTTTATCTACATCAGAGTAGTTACCTGCATTAGAACTACCTTCTCTTTCTCTCTCTCTGTCTAAATCTTTACCCCAGCGATCTTCATACCTTCTCTCTTTTTCAGTATCCTCTTCATCCTCTTCCGGAGGACCAACATTACCGGAGTATGCTACTTGTCCATAAGTTGGACCTGTAGGCTCTGGTTCGTTATTATCTAACCCTGGATCATTTCCATCACCGTAAGTTAAACCACCAATATTATAGATATTATCCTCTTTATCTTTGTCCGATAATTTAGTAATATCAATCTTCGACGGTCTAAACCCTCCTCTTTCTTCCGGACCGCCACTTTCCAATGGAGCTTTTCCTATCTCCCCGTGTGGTACTTCTTCATTAACGACTACTTTATTGAGCACATTTCCATATGCTTCACCTAACGACACCCAGTCTTTCTTTTTTGACATGTAATTATTTATGCTACCTACTAAATATTTCTGTGGCTAGACAAGATAATATGTTTTATATGGGTAATCATAACTTACCCAATGTTAATTGGAAGGGTGAATATACCAAAGAGCAGGTCCGTGATCTAAAAAAAGCGAGTAAAAATATTTTATATTTTGCAGAAAACTTCTTTCATATTATTAATCTAGATAGAGGACGTGAAAAGATAAAGCTCTATAAACCTCAAAAGCGTTCTTTAAGATTAATGAGAGACAATAGATTCTTTTGTTTATTAGCTTCTAGACAAATAGGTAAGTCTACTATGATGACTATCTATATTCTTTGGCAGGCATGCTTCAATAGCGATCAACGTATACTTTTAGTTGCTAACAAAGAAGCAACAGCTATTGAAATATTTCAGAGAGTGAGAATGGCTTACGAGGAGTTACCTAACTGGTTAAAACCCCCTGTTAAGGAATATGCTAAGACCTCCATGACGTTAGAAAATGGAAGTCGAATTGGTATTACGACTACTACCGGTACAGCTGCTCGTGGTCAATCTGTTAACTGTCTAGTAATTGATGAGATGGCTTTTATTGAACCTCATTTAGTAGAGGAGTTTTGGAAATCTGTTTTTCCAATTATTACCTCTTCAAAAAATTCTAAAGTATTTGTATGTTCTACAGCTAACGGTACTGATAACCTATTCTATAAATTATACACCGGTGCTATAGATGGTGACAATGGATGGGCGCATGACAAGATAAAGTGGGATGAAATTCCCGGGAGGGACGAGTCTTGGGCACAAGCTACAAAAACTGCTATTGGTTCAGCAGATGCTTGGTTGCAAGAATTTGAATGTGAATTTATTCATTCTGGTGAATCAACTCTCGATGATGAGTTGTTTGAAGAAATGATGTCAAAGGTATCTAAACCTAAAATAATGTTAGATGACGGACATTATAAGCTTTGGGAGGAACCTGATGAATCTAAATTGTATGTTGCGGGGGTAGATATATCAGAAGGTGTTGGTATTGATTCATCTGTTATTCAGATTCTAGATATTACAGACATTAAAGAAATTAAACAAGTAGCTGTATACAGAAACAATAAAATACCCCCGTTAGAATTTACTAATAGATTATATAAAATATTACGTAACTGGGGGTCTCCCTTAGCTCTCATAGAGAGAAACAATTGTGGTGCACAAGTAGTGGATAGGCTGGCTGTTGATTTAGGGTATGAAAAAATTGTATCGTATGGAAATAAGAACGCGCATCGTCGAAACGTAATGAGAGGAATGATTGCTCATACTAATACTAAATATAAAGGTGTATTAAACATGCGTTACTTTATGAACGAAGTGCGTGTTGTTAACATTAATGAAGAAGAAACTGTAACTGAATTAAGAAACTTTGTAAGATACCCAAACGGTACCTGGAAAGCAAGAGCAGGTTTTCATGATGATAGAGTAATGGCTATGTTATATGGCTTGTTTATACTAGAAAAAGAAATAACAGAACGGTTCTTTGAAATAGTTGAAGTTGATGATATGGGTAAGCCTTCTGTAATAGAACCAATGGATTTTGGTGTAGATTATTTTGAAGATCCTACATCAATATATCTAGATAATGAAATAGTTGGTCATAACAGTCATGAAATGAATGCTTTAGTATGGGGCATGGGCGGGCCTGAAGACACTGAGCTAGCTTCAGACATGGATGAATTACGAGCTTTTGGATTTCAGCTTATTGGTGAAGATCCTCCTGAGAACTGGCAAGCTGGTTTGCCAAGAACGGATAATTTACCATAAATATAATATATGGCTAGAAATACTATGCAGCAGGCAATGCTGAACAAATCAAGAGCTGATAAATTTTTATTAGTTTTTGATATACCGCCTATTTTAAAAGATATTAATAAAAATTTTACCCAAGACCAGAGTAATACAACAATTATTAGAGATACTGTACAATTTTCTATTTACGGGGCTGCTGTTCCAGCAATAACTGTTGCAGCAGAAGTAGCACGTTATGCTGGAAGTACATTACATGTTTCTTCACACTCTAAAGACCCCTTTCCACCTGTAACAGTAAACTTTAAAGTTGATAATGAATATAAAAACTATTGGGTGATGTATCAATGGTTAAATTTACTGCATAGTGAATATGAGGGTAGGTATAATGAGAGAGAGCTAAATCAATACGATCCTCCGGACTTTAGAGATTACCAGACGGATTTAACCATATACGGTAAAGATGAATTTAATAATAGTAGAATAAAATTTACCTATACAAAGGCTTTTCCTACTACTGTTGAGGGTATTGATTACAGTTATCAAACTCCTGAAGAAGTTACATCTGGATTTACATTTGTTTACTCACAACTTCACACAGAAGTCATGAATTTTTGAATTATTTAGTTGAAAAAGGATAAATAATTTTATGGCACAGCGTACGATTAACTCACCTGGAGTAGAAATTAGAGAATCAGATCTTTCACTTACGGCACCGGCAAATGTAGGGACAAGTGTATACATAACCGGCTTCGCACAACAAGGACCCATTGATGAAGTTCTTTTAATCTCTACCAAACAAGAACTTGTACAGATATTTGGACCGCCGACAAACTCCGCAGAAAGATACTTTCACCACTCAATTAGTGAATTATTAAATTCACCAGCAACTGTTTATGCAGGCCGCTTGCCATACGGTGATGGTAACGGAGACGGGTTTGGTTCTAAATATTCTGCTCTTGTATACCCGGTTACAGCTGCTAATTACGCTGGTGTGCAAACATCTCTCAACCAATCAGGATCAGCAGTATATCTGCTTGGTGCACCAACACACGCAACCTTAACAGAGGCGCAGTATTTGTCAGCTGTTGAAGGTGCATTTACATGGCAACAATACGGAACAAACACATATAATATATATTCCGGGTTGGCCGACTCCGAGGACATTTCCGGGTTAGGTTATGGTGGTATCGTAATTCTAAACAAAGCACAGACCACTATAAACCAACAGTATGAAGGGCTTTATGTTGGCTTAACCGATAATGCAGTTTCTAACCCTGCCACAAATTTTGTCGCAATTACGGGAGCAAGAACTGTTGCAGCAGAAGGCGTCACAACCTCTGGTACCAATTTTACGACAATTCCATTAGGTACATTAGCCTTCCAACTCTCTGCAGATTATCAAGTTGGTACAACAAACAGTATATCTGAAGTGGTAGATAACTTAGTTGATTACGATTTAGATGATCGGTTGTTTGATGACTATCTTAGTGTTGGTGTATTTAAACTTCGTAAATCTCTCTTTGCTAATGAAGCATATAAACTTGATTATGTTTTAACCGATGGTGTTGTTGGTTCTATTAATACATTTAGAAAACAACAAAATCCATATGGTGGTTCTGATGTTTCAACATTTATTGAAAACGCATTTGAGGGATCACGTGACGTAACGATTATGGTTAATGATTATCTCTCTAATCGTTTAAATGGTGGTCCTGCTGAAAACACTGATGGAACTCCGAAGAAGAAAATCAGAATTCTATCAAACGCGCTTAAGAATGCAACAGAAGGAGCTGTAGGATTCCCACTGTCCGCCGTGGGTGTGACTGGAACGTATCATTCGGCGTTGACAGCAACGGCTAGTGAAACTCCCGGGACTCCGGCTATTGTAGCGGGTAGCACTTTAGCTGATAAGTTATTCCCGGTAGCTGCTTATACAGATCAAACTGTTACAGATAAATTGCTTGGGGATATTCCATCAAAGATAGAAAGATCACTTGATGGTATTAAAAATGACGAAACTTATAACATCGATATAGTTGTTGAAGGTGGCTTAGGAACAATTTATTCTATAGCATGCGCTGACGATGCTGGTAATTACTACGATGAATTTTCACAATCTAACAACATTAACGCTGCAGTTAATGGATTGAGAACGTCTAACGCTATATCAGAGAGTACTGCAGTAACGTTAAGAAATAATTACTCTACGGTCTTTAATAAGTTTGAACAGTTTGTTAAACCACCATATGAAGGCGGTGATAGAGGTGATTGCATATTTATTGCTGATCCAATTAGGCAGATTTGCATCAAAGGTAAGGATAGTAAGATTCTGGATAATAGAGATAATAACTTCCAGACTGATGTATACTGGCCAATAAAGCACCAGTTTGAAAACGAAAACACATCTTATGCAGCCGTTTATGGAAACTGGGCAAAGGTAAATGATAGTTACACAGGACAAAATGTATGGGTACCATTCTCACCATTTGCTGCAGCAGTAATGGCTAGAACAGACGCAGCACAATTCCCATGGTTTGCTCCAGCTGGTTTCTCTAGAGGTCTTATTGCCAACGCAATTGATATTGCAGTTAATCCAAATCAAAAGCAGCGTGATGAGTTTTATAAAGCGAATATTAACCCAGTAGCACAATTCCCAAATCAGGGGTTAGTGGTATTTGGACAAAAGACACTGCACAAGAGACCGAGTGCCTTTGATAGAATTAACGTTAGGAGATTGTTCTTAGCGCTTGAAAGACCTACAAAGCAGTTGGCAAGACAGTTCGTATTTGAGCAAAACTCTGAGTTCACTAGAACAAGATTGACTAACGCGTTGAGGCCTATTTTCGAGAGAGCAAGAAACAACGAAGGATTATACGATTACTTGATTGTTTGTGATGAAAGAAACAACACGCCATCGGTAATCGACGCAAATGAATTAGTAGTAGATATCTATATTAAACCTACAAGAACGGCAGAGTTTATATTAGTTAACTTCTACGCAACTAGAACAGATGCAAATTTCCAAGAGATAGTTGGTAGTTAATAAAAAAAGACACTAAATAATAATATGGCCGATACAACAACAATTCAATCATTTTTTACTCAAGCAGGTGCATCGCAATTTGCACGAGATTTTCTTTTCCGTGTAGAGTCAATAAGACTTGCTGGAATTGAATTACTCGGAGACGGAGACGGTGTAGTTTCACCGGATCTTGTTTACGCAAAGACAGGTGAATTACCGGGACGTAATATTGAAGATAAAATAGTAAATTATTTTGGTCAAGAGTTTCACTTACCAGGTAAATCAACATACCCCGGAGCTGCTGGTTATAGCATTGAATTTTATCATGATGAAAATTGCGCTTTGAGAACAAAATTTGAAGCAGCTTCTAGAATTGTTTTTGATAATGAAACTTCACTTGGTCAGTACGGCATGCCAGATGAAGGGTCTGTTATTAACTTAGTTCAATTAAAGAAAAACTTAAGGCCTGCTAGAAAGTTTCAATTAATAGGAGCATCAATAAGAGACATTGGTCCAATAGCCTATAACATTGCTGATGGTACTGGTGAAGTGGTCAGCTTCCCTGTTACATTTGCTTATCACTATTATAGAGACTTCGCAGCAAATAGAGAATTTACAAGGTACGGTTAATATTTTACCCCGTATACAAGGTGCTGAATAAATATTATTAATGGCACACCTCCCTAAAGATGGACCGGCTTATGACTTTCTCCATGCCTATGGAAGTCATCAAGAATTTTTTCTTTCCTTACCGGTCTTATGGAAAGTACAATTCTTTTACCCACAGTGGTTGGTTTATGCAATTAACAACGCTCTTTCTAAAAACCGAGATGAATTCTGGCGAGCAGAAAGACAGCCTCTCGATTACATAGATCGTGAAGGTGGTATATTAGCAGCTCGTCAAGTAGTAGTACCTAATGAAAATACTTCATTTGATGTTGCCGGTGGGATGAACTTAGGCGGGTTTTTACCTGGTTATGCTACTAATAAAAGAATGGATTTTTTGCAAAAAAATCTGGTAATAAACTTCTTTGATACACAAGATGATATTGAGCATTTATTTTTTAGACCGTGGATGATAGCTATTAGTATTGATGGGTTAATGGAACGTAATCTATTATGCCCGACTGTGAGGTTAACTCAGTATAATAATTTAATGCAAATACGTAAAGGGTATGAGTTTACGGATGTATTTCCAACAAACGTTGAAGGCTACACTCTCAATTATGATAGTACTGATTTTATCGAAAAGTCGGTCACCTTTGCGTTTCGTAACTACCGTCCTATTACTCGCTTTTCTAGAGCTATTCCGGTTCCTGGAGAATCAAGCTCTACTTCTGAATCAGGTCCTAGAGGACCTCGAATGAGAAGAGTAAGCCCTGCAGGCCCTCAATTTACTGGACGCTTTGGTAGGCGTGGTAATAGATAATGCTTTATTTTAAGCCATAGGTATATAAGTATTAACATGCTTATCACATTCTCTCTCCCAAACGGTAAGGAGGTAACCGTCAAGCAATTTTTATATAAACATATTCGCGAATTAATATTGCAAGGTGACTGCTATTCTAGTAAATTAGAATTTTTAGAAAGCTTTATTTTAACCAAGAACTTAAATGTTCTAGAAAAATTTATTACCTTATTAATGTTGAGAGAAAAATGTGTAAAAGATACCACACCTATGGATTTAGACGGAACTGATAAAGATGTAAGTCTAAGATACATTAAAAAATCATTTGAAGAGTTCCTAGATATAAGAAGTGAGATTACTGTTAACAACATAGAGCTAACGCTTGATTACCCTTCAAGGTTTTGCATTAATACAAATAACTTACTAAGCATTATTAGAGAGGTAAGAATAGAGGATCAACACATTAATGTAGATACATTATCTGAAGAAGAATTTATCCAAGTTATAAACCAGCTGCCAGCAAATATATTAAAAGCTGTAGATGATTTTGTTACAGACAAACAACAAGCGTTCATATTTCCTCTATTACAAGGAAAGGT